CGGACGGCCGTCTCTGGAACCCAATATGGAACCGGCCTGTTCCAACAGATGTTCCCAACGTCCGAGAATGAGACGGTGGTGACATAACCGGTCGAAAAAAAAAAGCTACCAACCGGTTATTGGCAGACTTCAACGGCTGATGCAACGTGCCTTCCAAAAGAGAACGCAATATGCCTGCATTCACAGGGGTAGTGAAAAGTTGAGCCTCATTAGCACAATGCGCAATGAGGCTCAGTTGATTGTCATTCAAAAAGCTACCCAAAGACAAGGCAGGAAGGTTCGTTTCAGGGCGTGGCTTATCCGGTTCTTCTTTCAGACCGGAGGATGCTTTCGTCGTGTTGAACAGACGAAGCAACTCATCCATGCGGTTAGGAGCAAAAAGTATATTGGAGAAGAATTGCTCCACAAGGTCTTTACGTTTTGTCAGTATTCCTCTGAGAATACCGATGTTTTTCCGATGTCGGTTTTTCCCGGCGGCATCCCGGTGGTCACTATAATAATGACCGTTCAGAAAATCCTCCACATACAGTTCATACAATTTACTCTCACCGATAACTTCCTTCCGATAAGTAAAAGAGGCTTCCTTCAGCAAGGCAAAAAGTTCATCACGTTCATTTCCGACACTTTTGTGCGGTTTGTTTGCCAATCTCTTGTTTTAAAAAAAGGCAATCATTTCTACGGTTACGCTTCATAAATCTATTGTTTTAAGTTATTGGATAAATGCGTCATCCAAAAGGGAGACGGCATGGTCTTTCTTAGAATTGATGATTTGTGCGTACCTCTGAGTGTGTCTGATATTGGCATGACCCAATAATTGACTTGTCGTATAGATGTCAACCCCTGCGGTCAAGGCCATCGTTGCGAACGTATGCCTCGCCACGTGGAATGAGAATTTTTTTTCTATTCCGGCATCTGTGGCCCAATCGCGAAGTATGCTTTTATACCAAATACTCAACTTGGGAAATACACGGTCTTCAGAAGAAGCATCCCCTTGTTCCGGCATCCATTTCCGTGCATTCATGTTCAATGGCAAATACAACAATGCGCCGGTTTTATACTGCCGTATTTCTACCTGCCACCTGTTCCCGTTTTTACTAATGTGTTTCCAACACAAGTTTTTGATGTCCATAATGCGCAAACCGCAAAAACAGGAAAACAAAAACGCAGCCTTCATATCATCCCGACGGCAAGGAGTTGCAATAAGACGTTTTACTTCCTCTACTGTAAGATATTCACGTTTGGCTTCCGAACCTGAAAGCATATCCCGTTTGATTTTCTTGAATGGGCTTGACTGGAGCAGGTTCTCCTTAACTGCATAATTCAGTGCAGCCCGTATATAAGCGAGGTAGAGGAAAACCGTATTTTTGGCCAGTTGGTTATGGTCACGTGTGAGTGCAGGTCTATCTAGTAAATGGCTGAGAAATCTCATAATATAATCCCTATCTATTTCTGCAAGGGTAACACTGTTATCGTACTTCTCCAATTCATTAGTTACCCGATCTACCCAAATAAGTGCAGATGCCGAAGCCCGTTTTTCCACATCTTGCCGATAAACTCTCATCCAGTCCGTGAAAAGCATATTCGCTTTATACGAACGGTCTGTGATACCTGCTATCTTGTTGGTCAGGTTCAAAATTTTTTCGGTCTTAATGGCATTGGCTATTGCGAGTGTGTTGGCATTTTGGATTTGCGCCGACACATCCGTTTCTGGTACAAGATAGAGTTTCAATGACTGGTAAGTTCTCCGGCCATTGTAGTAAATATCCAAATAGATGGACTTCCTGCCATCTTTGAGTTCATTAAAACGTAAACGGACAGGTTCCTTTACTTTAACTTGCTTTTTCGTACGTGCCATATACCTTTGTTGTACTATTATTCATGAAAAGATTAATTGCATTTTGTTATCTTGATTAATGTTACTATACAATAATGGATAACATAGCTTTCTGAGAAACAGACATAAAGAGGCTGTTTCTACAAAATGCAAATATACACAGTATTTTTAATTAAACAATACATACTGTATAATTTAAAAATAGAAATAAGATTGTTATGGTCAAACAGAATTGAATTACGAAAAATTTCTTTCCGCTATGACTGATACACAGATAATTGCGACATGCAAAATTTGCAATATATTTCTGTTTGACTATAAATATTAGAATAGAGAATCTATTAGTAATACAGCGGCTTCTTTTTTAGCATCTATGATTTTCGCATAAACTTGTGTTGTTTCCACATCGGCATGACCAAGTAACTGACTAGTTGTGTATAAATCTGCCCCCATGGTAAGCTCCATTGTTGCAAAAGTATGCCGACTCATGTGATAGGTCAGTTTTTTATTGATTCCTGCATTTTGGGCCCACTTCTTCAACTGTAAATCAATGGTAGAAGTGCAAGGCAGAGAAAATACATAATCTTCAGCACTTCTCTTAGTGTGAGGCAGATAGGCTTGCGCTTGCTTGTTGAGTGGCAAGTACAGCATCCGACCAGTTTTCTTTTGTCGCAACTCCATGTGAATATTCCCGTTATCTTCAATGATTTTTTTCCATTGCAAGGCACGGACATCACTTAACCGTAATCCACAGAAACAGGAAAACAAAAATGCAATTTTCACATCTGCTCTTGGTGCATCCGCCTCTATGAGCTTGCGGACTTCATCAATAGTCAGATACTCGCGTGGAGTTTCTTCACCACAAATGGCTTTCCTGTCAATAGCCAATCCGGGATTTACAGACAACACATCATCATCAACTGCCATATTCAAGGCTGTAATGATAACCCCAAGATAATTGGATATGGTCTTTTTGGCAAAAGGAGCTTTGGTACGCCTTGCTTTTTGCCCTTTCATAAATTCAACAAAGCCATCCAAGAAATCCTTATCCACATCGCACAAACGAGCTTTGGCATTGTATTTCCGCAATTGTTTTAAGGCTGAATGCACATGGTTTTCTGATGATGTCTTTCCTTGTTGAAGACTTCTGTTCTTATACTCGTTTACCCAATCAACCAGTAAAACCTTTGCCTTTTCTGAAATGGTTACGGGTGTTCTGTTGTTCGATATTTCAAGAATACGTTGTGCCCTTATTGCATCAGCAGCTTTCATTGTATGCTTGTTTTGCTTTCTTGCTTCCGATGAATTCTCTGGGATAAGGTACAATTTCAGAAACTCATACCGCCTCTTCTTCTCGTAGTAAATATCGAGATAGATAGACTTGTTTCCATTTTCCAGTTCCTTGAACCGGATGCGTACAGGGGTTGATTCTATTTTCTTGGTACGAGCCATATACTTGAATTGCTTATTTTCTTCTTCTACAAAGATAAGAATTTTAATCGAAAACAGGTGCTTTTTTGCACAACAAAATAGTAACATAAAAACTGTAAATAACACTATCGATGGCTAAAATCAACAATAAATGCAATTCTACATTCTTTTTATAAAATACTGATATACATTGATATGTTGTGCAATAATTGCATTTTTCTTGTATTTTGTTTTTATATTCTATATATTGCGGCATTCCTGGGCTACTACTGCTAAATATAGGGGTGTTCCTATTGAGATGATCAGTGAGTCACTAGGGCATAAATCAATTAAGACAACTCAGATTTATTTGAAAGGTTTCGAATTGGAAGAACGCACAAAAGTAAATAAACAAAATTATTATTACGTTAGAAGATTTAAAATAGCCTGAAGGAAAAGGTCTAAAATGCTAAGATTTAGGGGCTTAGTATTACTGTTACTTCTTAAGTAACGGAAATTTATTCGGTGCAAAGATAGGTAAAAATACTAATAGCATACAAGTAAAAACTTCTTTTTTTCCTTTTTCTCTTAAATACATAATAAAAAAGTATCTGAACATGAAGATTTTGCTTTCATGCTCTATGACCTTTTATTGCCTAATCTCGGAATACTTTCATATCGAATATTAGGTTTCCATATCGTCCCACCCTCATCGCGGTTCATTTTCCTTTTTTTGTTGTTAGCTGCTGTCTGCAAATGCATGATCCGTTACTTAAGAAGTAACAGATAAACATGGGGTAAAAAAATATGATTTT